ATGGAAAATAATAATGAAGAATTTGAAGAAGATGATGAAAATTATATAAATCAAGATAGTCCTGCGTATCATCCACCAACAACAACCGAATCTAATAATAATAATATAATTGATGATGATGACGATTCAATACCATATGCACCAGATATGAATGATGATGAAGAAGATGAAGATAATATACGCGTTGAGGAAAATATAGAAGATGCAAAAGATGATAATAGTTTATTGCAACCCGAAGAAATAATTAAAGATGAAATAAAAGAAGATGAAAAAGAAAAGAAAGATACTTTGAAAGAATTTGGAAAATTAGATGAAGATGATGATTCTAATGATGACTCTAATGATAATGATAATCAAGATGGTGGAAGTAAAAAAATTGTTATTGATACCACAAATAATGATGAAGAACCTGCAGTAGGAAACGGAAAAAAAATAAAATTGGACCTATAATTAAATATTACAATATAATATGATTTTACACTTTTTCTCATTTAAAACGCCAATTTTTAAATGTGATATATATATATATATATATGATAAAGTTTAATAAAATATTTGATCAATTTCAAAAAAATAGAGATAAAATACTAAAGAATAAAGAGTATTTTAGCATATTAATATATTTTATTCTCTTTTTTTTAATAGACTATTTTGGTAGTATTGATCTTTATGGTCAAAGTATAATTCGTAGATGTATAAATATGTATAGAAGAGTAGACCCATTAAATTATGAAAAAAAATTAAAACCATTTTGTGAAAAATATGATAAAATATTAGATAAAAATGATATAATAAAATTACAATCTATAAAAATTCCTGAAAATACAGATTTGGGTGTTTTAAGTAGAAAAAATACAACTACTCATCAATGTTGTGAAAAATATAGCGATAATGAAATTAAAATTATTAAAAATATATCTGAAAAAATAAGGCAAAAATATGAAAATAAAATAAATAAAAAACTTTATTATCTAGAGAACAATAAAGCTACTATATATAGATATCACGGTAATAACTCTCATCACCTTTGGCATGTTGATCCACAAAACTTATCTGAAATTTATAATATTATAATATGTATCAAAAAAAATGGAAATATTAGTCCACTACAATGTAAGAATAATGATGGAGATGGATATTCAATACATTTTGAAGAAGGTGATGGAGCATTATTTAATGGAGGAACAACAGTTCATCAAGTTCCACCAAATGATGATCCTAATTCAGAAAGAACTGTATTATCAATAGCATTTACGAGTGATAAAAAAATTAGTGAAAATAAAAATATGAGCAATAATATGTGTACTTATATTGAGGGAGGAAATAATTATACGAATATAATTAAAATTTTTCTTACCTTTTTCTTAATAAATTTTATACTCACACAAATTTCTGGAATAAATCATTTGTCTTATAATTTTATTATAGTATTTTTCATAATTAATTTATTTATAGCGAAATACATACCATATTATTTTGATATAGGGTTGGGAACAGGTAGAGCATCATCTATTTATCATAATTTTATAATACTACTAGCATTTATATTAATGACTATTTCTATTAAAGGAGCAATGATATTTTTTAGTTATTTTTTGATAAGTGATGTATTTTTCTTAAGGAAATGGGTTGAATATGATTAAAATTTAAGAATAAATATAATAAAAAATAATTTAATATAAAATTGAAAAAATAATATAATAAGTGTTTCTTTAGTATATATAATGAGTACAGAAAACGCAAGTCAAACATTTCAAAAAATATACAAATCTAGAATTATATTACTAGAATTGTTAAAATCACAAAATTATAACATAAGTGATTATGAAGGTATAAGCACTACTATTTTACATAGTATGATAGAAACTAAACAATTAGATATGTTATTAGAACATAATGAAAATGATAATAAAATCTATGTTAAATATCAGAATATTTTAACCAAAAAGTTAACAGTTCAAAATATTGAAAATATGATAGAGGATTTATTTGAAATAGAATCTATTTTAGAAAAAAAAGATAAATTATTAATAATTACCAATGATGAACCAAATGATACGTTAAAAGCACATTTAAAAACAATATGGGAAACACAAGGTATATTTATAGTTGTATTTAATATTAAAAGATTACAATTTAATATTTTAAATCATAGTATGGTACCAAAACATGTAATTTTAACAGAACAGCAAGAAGAAGATATTAAACAGAGATATAATATATCAAACAATAATCAAATACCTACAATATCTAGGTTTGATCCAGTTTCTCTAGCTATTTTTATGAAACCTGACCAAATATGTGAAATAGAACGTCCAAGTAAAACAGCAATATTAACAAAGCATTATAGAATTTGCGTAAATCAATAATTATGTTATTAATATATATATTATGATAGATAGAAATAAAGTATTAGATGAAGAAAAAGATTTAATTTATTCAAAACAATTTTATGAAGATAATAAGGAAATATATAGAAGTTATTTATATTATAATATTTTTTTAGTTTTAGGAATAGTAGCTTTAGGTGGTATTGCTCGTGGTTATGCAAGAAAACCAAATTTTTAAAAAGAGTATTTAATAATATAATTAAAATATATTATTAAAATATATATGACATTTTTAGAAAAAGACCAAGATTTTGATAAGATGAATATAGTTCAAAATATTAAAGATTTAAAAGATAGTGTATCAAAAGATTTAAAAAAAAATATACAAAAATTTGTAGAAAAAAATAAAAACGTGAAAATAGAGGAGGGATTTTCTAGTATTAGTTCTCCATTTTGTTCAACCGAAGCATTTTGTGATATGAATAATATGACTAATTCAATTTTTGGTTCAAAAAATAAGGTATTAGTTAATGATATTTTAGATTTTAGAGAAAAAACAAATAATACAAGTTTTGAAGAAAAAAAAGATTGTGGTTGCAATAAAACAATAGAAGGATTTGAAGATAGTGATCAAATAACAAAAAATGAAATGAAAAATCATTCCGATAAAAATTTTAAAAGATATGAATTTGATTTTTATTTATATTTAGCTGCAACAGGTGTTGCAATTCTATCAGCATCACTTTTATCAAAATATTAAATATATATTTTAATTAATAATCTAATAAAAGTATATATAAATGGAATACATTACAAATATTTTCAAATCAAAAAATATAGAAACACATATACCACTGAATAAGCGTCGTGCTATTGATGCATCTTTTAATGATTTATCCAATAGAATTGGTTCAATTACATCTAATGATGTAAATAATTTAAAAGAACTAGTATTAGAGCCAACTGACGATGAAAAATTTGAAAGAAAACGTTTAGTACAAAATAGCCGTTATTTTGAGAAAAGATATAGAGATTTAAGAGAAATAATGAAAGTAATTATGATTGCAAGTATTATTTTTGCAATTTTAACAATTATGAGTACAAGAGGTTTATTACCTAGAGTATTTGGTACTACTATAATACCAATATTAGTAGGATTATTTATTTTTTACTTAGTTTACAGATATTTTGACGTTGCAATGAGGAATCAAATTAATTATGATGATTATGACTTTGATATTCCAGATTATAAGAATAGAGCTAATCAGTAATAAAAAAAATATATTTATAATATAATATGAAATATAGTTATCCAGAAACTGGAAATACTAATTACCCTACTTATGACAATGGGTATGATATTAGTAATAATAGCTATTATCCAGACGAATTTGATAAATTAGAAAAAGAAAACAATAATCTAAAAAGGTCATCATATTATTATTTAGAATGGACAAAATTTCAACAAGATGTTGCTTACATTTTAATGATAATGTATTATATTTTATGGGTAGTAGCAGTAATAATGTTAATTTCTTACAAACAAACTTCTATATATAACTTTTTGATATTAATGATAATGTTATTATATCCATATTTAGTTTATCATTACTTGATGGATTATGTATTATATATAATAGATATATTATTGGATTACTTACCAAATGATAGTTTATTGTATAGTGATGTTAATTAATTGTTAATTAATTATTAAATTATTTTGTAAATGATTATAAAAATAATTTAAAAATATTTTAAAAGATAATGTAAAGATGTGTGGAATTTTTGCATTATTAAATGTTTCAAATCGTAATATATTAAAAGAAGTTGTAGACTATTCATTTCAAAAAATAAAAAAAAGAGGTCCAGATTTTTCTAAGATTGATACTTATAGTCATCCTGCTTATTTTACATTAGGTTTTCATAGATTAACTATAAATGGTGTAAATAATTCAGCAAATCAACCTTTAAATAAAGATAATATATATTTAATATGCAATGGTGAAATTTTTAACTTTAAAGAATTAGAAAAATTAATAAATGTAAAATTAACAACAGGTTCTGATTGTGAAATAATAATAGATTTATATAAAAAATATGGAATAGAACATACATTGCATCTGTTAGATGGTGAATTTGCTTTTGTTTTAGTAGATTTAAATAAAAACTTAGTATATTCTGCTAGAGACCCATATGGTGTTAGACCATTATTTATTTGGAAACATAGTAAATTACCATTATATGGTTTTGCAAGTGAAGCAAAAGGATTAAATTCTTTAGAAGATGGTAAAAATATAAATATTCAACATGTAATTCCAGGGTCTTTCATTGAATTTAATTTACAGTTTTTGAATAAAAATAAATATTGGCAATTGAACAAAGTAGATAAATACCATAGTCCATGTAGTTCATGGAATAAAAATGTTTTACTAAATGATGCATTAGTAAAAATACGTGAAGGATTATGTAATGCAGTAATAAAAAGAATAGATAATTCAGATAGACCAATAGCGTTTTTATTATCAGGAGGATTGGATAGTAGTTTAGTTGTAGCAATAGCAAATTACTATAAAAAAAGTGATAAAAGATTAAATACATATAGTATAGGTTTACCAAATTCAACAGATTTAAAATATGCAAAAATAGTAAGTGAATTTTGTAATACAAATCATGTGCATGTTGAGGTAAAAGAAGATGAGTTTTTAGATGCAATAGAAGAAGTAGTAATAAATATAGAATCATATGATACAACCACTGTAAGAGCAAGTGTTGGAAATTATTTAATAGCAAAATATATATCAAAAAATAGTGATGCAAAAGTAATACTAAATGGTGATGGTAGTGATGAATTATGTGGAGGTTATTTGTATTTCAATGAATGTCCATCTTCAATAGAATTTGATTATGAATGTAGACGATTATTAAGAGATATCCATATGTATGATGTACTAAGGTCGGATAGGTCAATATCTTCAAATGGATTAGAAGCACGATGTCCGTTTTTAGATAAAGAATTCGTAGATAGTTATTTATCTTTAAGCCCTGAGTTAAGGAATCATAATAATCATAATAAGCCAGAAAAATATTTACTAAAAGAAGCATTCCGTGGTTGGTTACCGAATGAGATATTAAATAGGAGAAAAGAGGCTTTTAGTGATGGTGTATCATCAATAGAACGTCCATGGTATTCAATAATACAAGAAAGTAATTTACATAGTGATACAAAAAAGAAATTAGCAAATTATAATGAACCAAAAACTAGTGAACAAAAATATTATAGGCATATTTATGATTTGAATTATCCAAACTTACATAAATTAATACCATATTTTTGGATGCCACGTTTTGTAGAAGCGGAAGATTGTAGTGCAAGAACATTAAATGTTTTTAAAAATCTTCATCAAACATAATTTTTTTTATATTGTGAATTTCTGTAAAAATAGTATTAAACAAGGTTAAGATTTTTATTTTTATGTATAGAAAGCTCATCTATGTAATTATCAATATCTGTATACATAGTATTTGATAAAGGATATTTACTTTTGATTTCATTATAATTATGCCTATTGGTAGAATCAAAAATAAGATTATCAAATACAGATTTATCACATTTCAAAAATGCTGATAATTCATCTTTATTAATTTTATTTAAATTGAGAAAG